AAGTCCAATAGTTCAAAATCAAAGTTATTTGAGCAGATCAATGGGCCGCCCACAGGTTGATATTTCAGCAACATTGCCAACAAAGATGAACACAGCATACCCATCTGGGATGGTTGCTATGCAGGAAACAACCCCACAAGTTCAGGCAATGATGCGCGGACAAGCTCCAGAGCGCACTGCGACAGTAACACCTCCACAGGTAACAGCGGCTCGCCCACAGATGCTTGAGCCTAACCGCATGATAGGTGAGCGTGGACCTGTTGGATCTGGCGTAATGCAACCAGGTATGGATCGCGAGAAGATGATCGCGGCGGCTAAGGTTGCAGAGGTTGAAGCCAAGAACCCAGAACTCAAAGCAGATCCATCATTCCAAGATCGAGTCAAAGGATTTTTTGGCGACAGAGAGAAGATGCTCGGACTCGCACTGGCGTTCAACTCGATGCGGTTAAATCCAGACACTGGACTTGCTACGATCATTGGCTCTGAACTGAAGGACATCCGGGACACTCGCAGGATACAGGCGACAGCAAATCGTACAGCAGATGCTTTAGAGAAGTTCGATCCTAAGCTCGCGCAAGCAGTTAGAGAAGGAATGGACCCTAAAACTGCTATCGAGATGTATCAATCTCAGAGAAAAGGTGTTGTTGTCGGCAAGAAGATCGTCAACCCATACACATCACAAGTCATTTATGACGGCACTGGTGAAGATGGAGAGCTTCCGGCGGCATATAGAACATTACAGTTGCGCGCTGAAGCGGCAGGACTAAAACCTGGAACCGAACCGTTCAATCAATTTATGATCAATGGCGGTCAACGCTCAGGATTGAGTATTAAGACAAATCCTGACGGCACATTTGAGATCACTGAAGGCGGTGCGACTGCAAGTAAGTTGACTGAAGGTCAGACAAACGCTTTGACATTCGGCGGACGTATGCAGTCATCTGGACAAATCTTGAATCAGGTTGAGTCGCAAGGGACAGACCTTTATCAAAGTTTAGTGCAAAATATTCCAATTGCAGGTAACTATTTATTGAGTCCTGAATATCAGTCGTACTCACAGGCAAAACGCGATTTCATTAACGCTGTGTTGCGTAAGGAGTCAGGTGCGGCAATTGCGGCCAGTGAGTTTGATAACGCTGACAAACAATACTTCCCACAACCTGGGGACAGCGATCAAGTAATATCACAAAAACGTGCTAATCGTGAATTGGCAACTAAATTGATGATGGCTGGCGTTCCTATCAAGGGATTAACAGAAGATCCAAAAGTGATCTTGCAAAATGTAGCTCAAGGTATTCAAAAGCCTGCTGGGGTATCTCAGCAAATCTGGGATGCAATGACTAATGAAGAAAGGCTTGCATTTAAGTAAGGAGCGGAAATGACCCCGACACCACAACAACAGGCCGCTATTGATGCCGCAACAGCAAGGCTTGGCGGATCGGTAACAACTCCAGGTGGGCAAACATTCACTCCTGAACAAATGCGTATCATGGAGCAAGTGCAGGAAAGGGTTAAGGCCAAGTCATATGATGTGGTTAAGACTCTTCCTGATGGCTCTCAAGTTTTGCAGTTCAGTGATGGAACAATGCAAGTTCTCAACCAAGAGGCAGGACTTGCATCGAAAGACCCAGATATCGTCAACGCGGCAATGCGCGGCGAAAGCCCAGTAGAGGCATCAAGGCAGAAACGCGCAGGAGAGATCCTTGCACAGCCTGGAGCGATGCGAGGCGCTAAAGGTGCAACTTTACTCAAGGGTCTTCCTTTTGCTGGATCGTACATGGATGAGTTCATTGGTCAGACACCTCGTGAAGAGGCGCAGATCAGAGGTCTACAATCGGCATTTGAAACACAGCGTCCAGGTGAGGCATTAGCAGGACAGGTTGCTGGCGGAGTTGCTGGTGGCTCGGTATTGGGCTTAGGTTCAACATTCGTTGGCGGGGCGCAGTTAATTGATAAAATCTCTCGCCTACCGAGAGCAGGAAAGTATCTATCGTATCTTGGTCTTGGTGGCGCACTCGGCGGCAGTGAGGCCGCTATCTATGCGACTGGCGAAGACAAAGATCCAACAAAGGCTGGAATGATTGGCGGTGCTATTGGTGGTGCAGTTGCAACAGGTGTCCCCGCAATTGGCTCAACATTAGCCAAAGGGTACGCAAACCTCAAAACATTCTTAGGACGTAAAGACCTAACGAACATTGCATCGACTCTTGGTGTATCAAACGAAACTGCAAAAGTTATTCAGTCTGTTGTACAGCAGGGTGATGCTGATCTCGCTGATATGTTGGCGGCGATTGATCGCGCAGGCGAGCAGGGTATGATCGCTGATGCAGATATCGCTACTCAGGTGTTGCTTGATGCGGCGGCGGCTACAGAAGGTGGAGCGGCGGCCATTGTTCGTTCTGCTGTAGAAGGCAGAGCCAAGCAAGCAGGTCAGCAGTTAGAGACGACTCTTGGTGAAACCATTTCTCCGCGCCCAACTACTGCGGCAGGTGAAGCGGCTGATGTACAAGATATCGCCTCAGAGATTGCGGCTCAGACAAGACCACAAAGACAAGCGGCATACAACAAGGCATACAACACTCCAGTACGTTATGACACAGACGCAGGTAGAGCGATTGAGTCTCTGATCGGACGCATTCCATCTGGAACTTTGCGTAAGGCGATCAGTGAAGCAAACGACACAATGCAAGTAGAGGGTGTTGGCACTAAACAGATTATGGCTGATATCGCTGATGATGGATCAGTAACATTTATCGAAATGCCAAACATGGTACAGCTAGACTATATCAAGCGCTCTCTCGGAAAGATCGGCCAAGAAGTAGACAACCTCGGAAGACCAACATCTGAGGCAGGCCGCGCTCAGTCTCTATATCGTGAGTTAAGCACAGCGCTTGGCATAGCGGTTCCAGCATACAAGGAAGCCGTGAAACTTGGCGGAGATAAGATAGGCCGAGATCAGGCGCTACAGATTGGCGAGAGCGCATTAAAAACAAATGTGACTCCTCGTCAGGTTGCTCGTGATCTTGCAGGTCTTGATGAGGGCCAAAAGTTATACGCTCGTGTTGGACTGCGTGACGCGATTGAGCGCACTATCGATAACGTAAAGGCAACCATTGCATCTCCTGATGTTGATGTGAAAGCACTGCAAAACATTTTGCGTGATCTTTCATCTAAGGCAAATCAGTCTAAGGTGAAGTACATAATCGGTAATGAGAACGCGGCTAAGTTGTTCAGAGAGTTAGAAAAAGCCAATGCGGCGCTCTCTCTACGGGCGGCTGTTGCAGTGAACTCAAAGACAGCGATTAGGCAGTCAATGAAAGAAAGCATTGAGGCTTTAACAGAGCCTGGTGCTTTACAAACTGCAATGCAGGGTGAGCCAATCACAGCAATTCAGCAAGTAGTTAAGGCAACCACTGGCGCTGGCACTGAGTACACAGAAGCTCAGAAGAGCCAGATCATGCGTGAGATTGCTCGTGCAATGACCCAGGCTCGTGGCGAGGCGGCAAAAGATCAGTTGAAAGTGATTTATAATGCTGTGAAAGAGAATCGTGCGACAGCCGAAGAAATGCAGAGGGCGGCAGATTTCTTAGTGAATAGTGTTACATTACCATCTGCAATGTTTGGAACAGCGGCGGCGACTAGGGATCAACAATGATAGACAAACCACAACCAATGGATGAAGGTCAGATCGAAAGCATTGCTCGTGATGCTGTATCTGACGCTATCGACTTCATTGAGTCTGAGATCGCTCAGGATCGTATTAAGGCGCAACGCTACTTTGAAGGCGAGGTAGACCTCGGTGAAGAGGAAGGCCGGAGCAAGATTGTAGCGACTAAGGTGCGTGACACCATTCGCCAGATCAAGCCATCCCTGATGCGTGTGTTCCTATCAAATGAGAGCTATGTCCAGTTCACTCCATCTAAGCCACAGGACGTTGAGGCGGCTGACGTAGCCACTCGGTACGTCCACTCTCAGTTCACTGAGAAGAATGGCTATCGAGTTATCAACGATGTGTTCCACGATGCACTGTTGAAAAAGGCAGGTGTTGTAAAGGTCTACTGGGACGAGGCACAGAAGTCAGATACACACGAGTACACTAACCTGACAGAAGAAGAGTTCATGCTTCTGGCCCAGGATGATGACGTTGATGTCACTCAGCACTCAGTTACTTACGAGGTGCAGATGGACGAGCAAGGAGTGGAGATACAGATTCCATTCCATGACGCAAAGATTGTACGCACAACAACAGAAGGCTCGTTGCGCGTTGAGTCAGTACCTCCAGAAGAGTTCTTTGTAGACCGTAACTCTAAGTCGATTGACGACTTCTATGTGATCGGCCACAGAACAGAGATGCGAGCCGGTGACTTGGTTGCGATGGGTTATGACCCTGACATCGTGTTCAGCCTATCTGGTATCTCTGATCACGACACAATGGCTGAGGCGGAAGACTTTGAACGCCGTGGCTACGATCAAGAGCAAGATGAAGATATCCGCGATCCATCAATGCGTAAGGTTGCTGTCACAGAAGCCTATATGCGTATCGATGTGGATGGCACTGGCGTGGCACAGTTGCACAAGATCACGATGGGCGGTGGGCAGTATCAACTACTCGACTATGAGCCTTGGGATCAAATCCCATTCGCAGTATTTGAGTGTGACCCAGAGCCACATGCGTTCTTTGGGCGCTCAGTTGCTGATCTGATCATTGAAGACCAGGATGCGGCAACGGCTATCTTGCGTGGTGTTCTTGATAACATTGCAATGGTCAACAATCCTCGCCTAGCGATGGTTGAGGGTCAGGTAAACATTGATGATCTACTGAACAACGAGATCGGTGGCATTGTTCGCCTACGCGATCCAAACGCAGTACAGCAACTCAACATCCCATTTGCGGCAGGCCAAGTGCTTGGAGCGATGCAGTATTACGATCAGGTAGTCGAGTCAAAGACTGGTGTCTCAAAGGCATCTGTTGGCCTAGATCCTGATGCGCTGAACAATCAGACAGCGACAGCGGCTCGTCTCACAGCGAGTGCGGCGGCAGGACAGATTGAGGTCATTGCTCGCAACTTAGCAGAGGGCGGTATGTCACGCATGTTCAAGCTCATGCTGAAGCTACTTGCCGAGAACTCTCCAGAAGAACAAATGATGCGTATGACCGGCGGTATGTTTAGACCGATTGATCCGCGCTCATGGAACACAGAGATGTCGATTTCTGTGAATGTAGGCTTGGGTACTG